CTATCCATTGTTTCATTTATCATCTTATTTAATTCTTTTGACATAGAAGGTTCAGATTCAGAATCGGACTCAGAATCGGACTCAGAGTCTGTTTCTGAACCAGTTTCGGATTCAGATTCTATATCTAAATCTAAATCTTCTTCTACTAAATCTTCTAAATCCCTTGTCTTACTAGTTTTGTCTTTTCTAGTTTTAATATTTTTTCTAGTTTTTGGCATTAATGAATTATAATTATATTTACATTTAGATATTTAAAACGCATATTCTTTATTATTTTATAAGTTTTTTTCCAAATATTGCTAATAGGATTACACCTATCACTACTCCTGCCCCAGCTACAGCTAATCCACTATTTTTTTCACCTTTTGATGTTGGATTCAACTCATCCAACATATTTTCTACACTTGCTGAACTAGGTAAAGACGTTTTAGAATATTTACTTTCTAATTCTTTTAACAATGATGATCCTGATGAACTAGAACCTCCTTTAAATTTTCTTGTTCTTGTTCTTGATCTTGATTTTGATCTACACTTTACTACACTTTTCATTCTATATAAAATATAAATAATTTATTTTATTTAGTATCTATTTTTAGTATCTTTATCTATAAGTAGTTCCTCTCACCAATCTAGATAATGATCCAGCAGATCCTTGTGTATTTGCTTGATATGCTGCTGCAAATACTTGTGCCCCTCTCAACTTATTAGGTGCGTTCTGTAGAGACCAATACATGCGGTCAAACAATGATGCGGTTGCGTAATTAACTCCTGATGTGCGTCCTCCTGTTCCGGCTAAACTTGGCATTATAGTATATGAATAGACTTTAATGTTTTTGAATTAAAATAAGTATTTTATTTATTACAATGATAATAAATAAAATATTAGCTCCCTTCGGGAGTTGAACCCGAGACCTTTTTCTTACAAGGAAAATATTCTAACCAACTGAACTAAAGGAGCACTAGGCGATATTTCTATCACATATTAATATATAAAATGTCTTTAAGTATTTTTCAATAATATATATAAAACTTTTTAATTATTTCTTTTTAATTTTCCGTGAATTTTTACCTTTGCTTTTAGTTTTTCTTTTTTTACGACTTAAATGTTTTTTTCGTATTCTTCCTACTCCTCTTGACGTTTTCATTTCCTTAACCAACACACAGTCCTTTTTATTATTATAGGTTGAAATAATATCTGCACGGCTAATTAAGTCAACTAGCTTAACTAATAAACTAACATCTTGATCTAATTTTCCATCGCTATATTGTTGTAATATGTTTTTCACTATAATAAAATAATCCTGAATTGTTTTATCAGGATCTAACTCAGGAAATTGTTCTTTTATTTCTTCTAACAGTTTATCCATCGACTTGTTTACAATTGGTTCAACTTCTTCCAAAACAAAGTCATTCACACTTGTAGTTGTAATTTTGACTTTATTTGACTCGAATGCGTCTACATGATTGAAATCAATATCTTCTTCATCTTTACAAATATATCCTAGTTTATTATACCAACTCTGACCAGTTGTTAGGTTATATAATGTAATAAGTGAGACAGATTTGTCGGAGTCTATTATTAATTTAGACATATCATCTAAGGCTATTTCTTCGCTTCCAATGCGTCTAGCTAAATCCTCTACTAAATTTAATAATTTTTCTCCCATACGTTTTTCTTTACAATTCTTAAGTGCCTGAACATATATATTATTATTTTTTCTTGCTGAAAAATGTAACTCTAGAAAATTACAATTAGGTAAATTTTTGGAAGATATTTCGACAGAAATTGGTCTTCCATTTTTATTGTATTCTATGTGTATATTTTCATAACTAACAAGTGGCTCAAATACTGCATATATAGCATCCGTTATTTCATCAAACGTTGACATATATATATTATATTATTTAATTTTCCCTTCTTACCAATGGTGAAAAATTAATACCCTTGGGTCCACACATTTTCTCCTCTGATCTCACAATATACGCATATTCATATTTATGCTGACCTGTATCTGAACACTTGTAAATTGTTTTTGTGCATCTAGCGGTAGCTAATATATTTTCTGATGTAGTAATTGGTCCAGTTATTAAAAAATGTTTACAATTTGTGCACAGCGGAACAAACTTGGCTCCTTTTAAATAACGAATAAAAGTCATAGTATGATAAATATATTGAATTCATTTATTTATATCATTTTCATAATAATAATGATATAAATGATAATGATTTATTTCTAAAAATCAACTGCCTTTAACGCGCTTAGAACTTCATCCGACAATTTTTCTGGAAATTTCACATCAAAAATGATAAGCAAGTTACCCGTATGTCCGTCTCTACTTAAACCCATGTTTGGAATTAATTTTTTGTAACCATGACTTATAATATTGCCTGAATTGTTCGTGATGGTATATGTCTTTCCTGTTAAATATTTTAGCTCAAATGTGAAGCCACATAATGCCTCTTTTACTGTAATTGTCTTTTCTAAAATCAAATCTAAGCCACTGCGTTTAAATTCCGTGTCATTCACTATTTTTATAAAAACTTTAATATCTCCTTTGTTTGTATCGCTAATAACATTACCCTTCTCTTTTAATAAAATGATCTCACCTTCATCAATTCCTTTCGGCACAGTGACATAAATCGTTTCCTTCTCAAAAATTTTTAGACCATTTTCAATTATCCATCTTTCAATATCTACCGGAATCGTAGTGCCTGTCAAGATCTTGTCTATTGGCACATTTATGTTCATTGTTATTGGTGGAGGCTTTTGTTGATGTTGGAATCCAAAACTTGGTCCAAAACCTTGGTTCTGAACTGGTCGACCATTATGAAATACTCTGATATTTGGACCCATACCTGGACCCATAAATTGTATATCTGGACCTAGACCTGCACCACTCATAAATGGCATCCCAAAAATACTTGAAAATAATTCATCTACTGGATTCATATTTGGATTTAAACCTTGTTGACTCATCATCTTAAAAAATGGATTATTCTGTGTCATATCATACTCTTTTTTCTTCTCAGGAGTTCCTAGAACTTCATAAGCTTCGCTTATTTTCTGAAATTTCTCTGTCGATTCTTGACTGTTTCCATTCTTATCTGGATGATGTATCATCGACAACTTCCTATACGCTTTCCTGATCTCATCTGCAGTTGCTGTCTCTGGAACATCCAATATATCATAAAAAGACGTATTTTGTGAATTCATATATTAATATTATTTGAGATAAACTTAAATACTTATCAACGTATATATTTATTTATGGATAATCCTCTTTTTTTAAACAAATATCAACCAACTAGGTTCTCTGATTTTGAAACTGATAGTGAAATGATTGATATTCTTAATACGCTTATTAACATTAACAATCTGAATATTTTATTCATTGGTGACATTGGTTGCGGCAAAACTGCCTTCCTTAATGCAGTTATTCGCGAATATTACAAGATGAATTCATTAGTCGAAGACAATATATTGCATATTAATAGTTTAAAAGAACAAGGCATTAATTACTATCGCAATGATGTTAAAACATTCTGTCAGACTTGTTCTTCTGTTAAAGGCAAAAAGAAAATAGTTGTTCTCGATGATATTGATCTCATCAATGAACAAAGTCAGCAAGTGTTTCGCAATTGTATTGACAAATACAGTCACAATGTGCATTTCATATCTTCTTGCAGTAATTCTCAGAAGGTCATTGAGTCGCTACAATCACGACTTATTATCATAAAAATTAAGCCTTTACATCGTGAAAATTTGACCACTATTATGCACAAAATAAAAATTGCTGAAAATATTACCATCGATAGTGACGCAGAACAATTTATACTCAATGTCTGTAATAATACAGCCAAAATATTGATTAATTATATGGAAAAATTCAAACTGTTAAATCAACCTATTACTTTTGAACTGGCTAATAACGTTTGCACAAATATTAGTTTCCATATATTTAATGAATATACTCAGCTTATTAAAGACAAACAACTAACAAAAGCCGTAAGTATTTTATATAATTTGTATGATAAAGGCTACTCAGTCATGGATATTTTAGATAATTATTTCCTTTTTGTAAAAAATACGGACTTGTTGACAGAAAAACAAAAATACAATGTTATTCCTATTATTTGCAAATATATCACTGTTTTTCACAACATACATGAAGACGAAATTGAGCTGGCATTGTTTTCTAATAATATGTTTACCAGTTTACATAATTAAATATTATTTAGATTTAGGCAAAAAATCATTATATCTTTATATTTTAGATCATTTACAATATTACTAACAAAATTTTAATTCTATTTTTCATCAAAAATGAAGAAAGTTATTGAATAATTATATCCTGTTATTATAAATATAATATGAGCTCTCAAATATTTAAAAATAATATACCTAATGATCTTCTTTTTGCTTTGATCGAAGACATCTCAATTAAAACCGAAAAGTGTTATGTTATCAACAACAATGCATATAAAAAAGGCATATTTAATGAATCTATACCCAAATTCTTAGAAGAATGCAAACCATATTATCATATTTCCAAGCGCAAATATCTAGAACGAAAAATAAATTATAACTCTTTTATTACTATCCTACGACAAATATGTAATTACAATAAGATTACATATACATCTCAAATTAAATATGACAAATCACAGTATGATATTATATATTATATTTATTTTTAGGATTTATTTATAAGGGTTTATTTATAAAAGATCTTAATAAAAATTATATACATTCTTCAACATCCGCAAATTCTTTCTAAAGTCTCTCTTAGTAAGTCTGGTATTATCATATATAGCCAATTCATATCTTATATCCATATTCGCCTCCATAAAATAATAATCCACTCCTTCCAAATCAAATGGCATATTATTGTAATTATACAATGTATAACTACTATACGACTCCTTGCTAATCACAAATTTGACAAATTTATACATGTCCGATGACTTATCTGATCGGAAAAAATATGGCTCATTATCAATACCGGTTCGTTCACTCTTTCCATATACCACATACGACTCTTGCTCTACATCATATGCTAAAAATAGTCGGTTAATAATAGTTTCATAATTATTTAAAGAATCTCTCTCTTCAATGCATAAAGTTAAATAGCTATCGGTGTGTGACATCTTTCCTGGTTATATAATTATATGAGATTACGTTTAAATTGTTTTTTATAATATTTATTGTATTATATTGTATTAATAATATTTGTTAGTTTAAATATATATTAAATTCACTTAAACCTAACAAATACTATATTATTTATAGATTTACTAAATGTCCTCAAATAATATACATTTTGGGATGATCACGCAAATATTTACAAATTCAACACCTCAAGATTCATCTTTTACAAATATAGTAAATTATGCTGTAGGTATGAAAGCGGTGCATTTTTTTCATGATAGAAATAACAATAATAATAACACAGTAATTTTATCACGTGATTATGACTGTTATATTCCACATACACTTGTCATTAATTTGTATCATGGTCTCAATCTTCATGATGATTCTGAATCTGAGTTTATTTATAATGTATGTCATCTTTTTCATAAGATGCGACTTGTTTTGCAAATTTCTGAACAAACAGTGCTTCAATTGCCTCTTTCATTATTATGTGAACTAAATCGAGTTGAATTGCATGACAGAAAATTACATATTCGGTTGCCTTTTGAGGCATTATTCAACAAAATAAATATGATTGACTTACAATATTCTGCAGTCTCATTTTTGTTGTTAGACGCTCACGAAATTAGCAACTATTCAAACAGTTTTAGTTTACTAACAAAAGTATATATGCATGATGAACATGAACGATCGTGGATTACTAACAATAATAGACATAATAACTTCAGTTTAATTCAGCAAATTGGCACCTTATATGTATCTGTTCCTGAAAGTTCTTCAGAACGACGTTCTTTCCAAATTCAAACTAACATTTTAAATGGACCTACCAAGGGATTCTTAATTCAATGTGATATTACCGAATTAACATCTATTCAATTTTATGTAAACAACCTTTTAAGAGTTGATTACGATCGATATTTAATTCAAAATGCATGTGTAAAATTGTCTAACAATTTACTTTATATGCCTTTCAATGATCATACTGATTTTTTAGACAAAGGTATAAATACATTTTCAGGAGCTATTAATTTATCGCGACTTGAAAATTCAACAATGTGTCTTCAGTTTTCCCAAGATCAGAGTAAAATTGTTATACATAATGTGTATTATAACTATCTTCAACAAACTAATGGATTAGGTGGATTAAGAATAGATTACAGACCTGCTTTTATTGAAAATTTCATATCAAATCATCCGATTCAACCTATTGTTGGAACTCCACCGAATTATGCAATGCTTGATATGTCTGGAAATTATATTACAAGAACATCTCGTAATCCTGGTTTAATCGATATGTCAGGTAATTATTTTATAAATAGCAATTCGAATAATTATATTAATTCTTCTTCTTATGGCAGAACTGGACCAAATTCTTACAGTTATACTGGCTCAGCTGGCTCTGTTGGGTCAGTTGGCTCTGCAAGTGCGGCAACAACCGGATCAACAAGTGCAACAGGATCTTCAATAAATGATGAAATAAATTATCCTGTTCCAAATGGCGCTTTTGTTTTTCAAGCCATTAATCCTGAACGCAATGTATGTAATATTACACATGATGAAATACTAGCAGATCAGCAATATATGACTTGTTGTAATTGTCATATTCATTTTCTTGAATCTGCTCTTAAACGTTGGTTAAGAGTGCGTAGTCCGGCTATAAGAACATGTCCTACTTGCAGAGAAGTTTGGAGTAATTATACTGTATATATTAATCGTGTAAATTCCGGGTAACTTGATTAAATTCTTTATCTTTATAAAATAT